GGGAGCCACTGGACAGCCTACAGTGTGCATTGTCCCGATGGATACACCCTCGAAGACCACCACACCTGAGGGGCGCACTATCGTCGTCTGTCCTGCACAAACTCGTGATGATGTCACTTGCCAGACCTGTGGACTGTGTGCCAGGTCGGACCGTACCGTGATCATCGGGTTTCGCGCTCATGGCAGCAAAGCGAAGCTTGCAGACGCTCGCTCACGTCGCGTGATCCCGATTGCCCGTGCCAGCGCTGTCGTCTAACCCTGCACCCTCGCACCTGGCAGGTGCCAGGTGTTCACCCTCTAAGGATTGAAAATGACCACACCCATCGTTTCCCTGGTTTTCCTCACACCGAACAATGCTTGGGTTTTCCTGTTTGGTGAAATTCTGCTGCGCCTGCCAGAGCATCCTATGTTCTTTTCCCGCAAGTCTGATGCACTGGCTGCAGCCAGTGCAGCCGGATTGACCCTGTAACCCTGGAGAATTGAAAATGATCACTGCTAACCTGCTGAACCTGGACCCTGTGGAAGCCGAACGGCTGGCATATGCCGATGGGTTGCCAGTGGCTGCACTGTTGACCCAAATTGTCGAACGGGATGAAAAACTCGATTTAGCCTGGCAACTGTGCCAGGCGTATGAGACCTATGGCACCGACTGCGACGAGTTCACCGATGCATTGCACGCTCTGAAGGGAGCATTCGACAATGAATGAACCCTCGTTCATCGACACCCTTAGGGGTCTTGCTGCCAGGCATGGTCTGGACAAAGTCCAGACTGCAGCACTAATGGGGGTGTCAGTGTTCACCCTTCGACACTGGCGGGCAGGCACCAGGACCCCTGCATCATCCGCTGTGCAGCTGTTGGAAGTGCTGTGCCTGGTCGAAATCCTGGCACCAGACCTGCTAGCAGCACTGGTGCCCGAATGATCACAGCTATCCTCGTCGGACTGCTGGCACTGCTGCTGGCAGCACTGTTGGACCTGTAACCCCTAATCGTCGTTCCTGTCGACGCTGTCGACCCTGCCGACCCCTAGTGCTCCGTGCACTAGGGGTTTTTGCTTTGTGCTCAGTTTGTAGATTTCGTCAAGTTGACGCTGTTTGGCTGCAATGACCTGTGCTCGGTGCCCGCTGAACTGATGCCTGAGCTGCGGGTTTATTGCCCACTTCGCAAAGTGCTGGTTTTCTCGCGTGCCATCATCCATCCTGGCCACCCATCCTGCCGATTCAAGGCCTTGCATGGCACCTAGAACCCACTGATCAGCAGTCCAGGCGGGTACACCCTCAAGTTGACGTCGGGCACCACGCTTGACGTCTGAGAGCGTAATGTCTGACTGGTCGCAATAATGCAAAATGTAGTCCGTCACCCACCCCTCGAAGGGTGATGTCCCTCCCACTTCGCCGAATGCATAGCGGAATGCTGGGATCAGATACCCTCGGATGAACCCGATTACCCTGTTGACCACACTCGCCGACACTGTCGGGTTGAACGGGTCTTCGATAACGTGGAACAGCAGTGCCAGCCTGCCAGCCGTTCCCTCGAGCTTGCCGAACGCTGTCATAAACGTGTTCCCAGCCTGTAGCAGTCGCTCGTCTGCTTTGCTCGACTCGTACCATGCTTGGAACCCCCTATAGGCATCAAACGCATCGGGTGCCAGCCTGTAGGTCTGCACTGGCAGCGCAAAGATCAGCCGCAGGGTCTGTTCCCACGCTGATGCACTCGTCAGGCACTCGGGAACAGGGTTGCCCAGCCTGGTACGGTCTGCCCTTAGAATCGCAGGGATAAATCGCTGGATTAGCCCATCGGCTGACAGTGAGGCAATGCTCTGCCTGAACACTTGCGGCTGGATGTTCCCGTATACGCTCACTGCCAGGTTATCGGCATGGATTGACCCAGCCCCGACACGGTCCATCTCATACCGTTCCGACTCGTAACTGACCACCCACGCTGACCTATCCTCGCCGCTGGTCTTGTCGGTGAGTTTCTTCACCCAGCTGTTCATCTCGTCTAAGTGGCACAACAGGCCACGCGGTCGGTCGGCAGCCTGGCGTACCAGTTTCTGGGACGTGATGTCGGAAACCGTGATCTTCATGGGCACGGGCTGGGGTGGCAGGTCGGGCACGCTGGGTGCCTGGTCTGCGCCAAGCATCGCATCGGTGCTGGCTGAAAACTCGAGGAAGGACTTCTTGGCGCTGGCGTAGGCTGCTTCCTTGCCTTCCCAGTCCAGTAGAGCGCGCTGATACCTGGGACGATCGTCTGCTTCGATATTTTTGAGTGGGGACAGCATCGGTCGACTGCCGGGTGACTTCTTATCCGCTGGATCACCCAGCGTCATCAGCCAGAGCACTGGCGGCACTTTGAACCCTGGCATCAACTCGAGTCGGATCTGAGCATCGACCACGCCGCAAACTGCACTCAGACCAGCGAACAGGGGCACCAGGGGGTCACACCCTACGCTGTCGCTGATCTCGTTAGCACGGGTTTGCAGGATGCCAGGGAACAGGGTCAGATCGATGTCGGGTGGCGCTGGCCGCAGGCCTGCCAGGATGGTCTTGGGGGCTGTCGGCACTTCCACTTTGCCAAACAATGATGCGGCATCGGGCATCGGTCGGGTCCATCCGGCTCGGCGGGCAATGTGAAACAGTGTCCCCAATGTGACAGCAGTTGCCTTGTCGACCTTGAAGCTCGCCCACTGGGTAGCGATCTCGCGGTCGCCCGGGTACTTCGCCTCGCTCTGGACCGACCACTGTTGCCACAGGTGGAACCCCTGGTCGAGTTGCTCGGTCTGGGTGCCTGCCCAGTGCAGCGCCATGCCGATGCTGATCCACTCGTCTCGGGGACAGTTTGGCGTAATGCACTCGATGGCGTTGTTGATCTCGTCCCAGGATGCGTCCACACCCTCGCTGGTGCGGATCTGTCGAACCTTGTCACGCTCGAGCATGTCCTGCCACAGATCAAGCAGTGGCTGGGGGATCGTCGGCAAGCGCATCCAGTTGCCGTTCCCTGCCCATCGGTACGGTTGCCGGGTGTCTGGGTGGATGCTGGGTGGCAGCACATCCTGCACAGTCAACCCGTTCGCCGTCGCGCATCGGAGTTCGTAAGTGGTCTCGCCGCCGACGATGATCTTCTTCGACGCCAGCGCCAGGCCGGCAGGCATCGCGTAGAGCAGCTTCCCGTGCCCAAGCCTGCCACTGTCGATGACCACTGCATCGGACGCGGCGTACAGTTCCCCGATGTTGATCCCTTGCAGGCCGAGCACCATCGCCGTGACATCCCAGTTGTCGATGTCCAGGGCCATCGTGCCACTGTAGGCGTGCGCCAGGCCGATGCCGTAGCCCGGTGGCAGATCGCTCTGGGAGGTGAGTGCGTTGGGCTTGAGGTTCCAGCCTGCGGTGCGCGGTCCCTTGGTCCCTGATGGGATGGGCACCAGGCTCCAACCATGCCTGATGTACGCATCGACCGATGCCGGGTGCTGCTGCACCTGGTTGGGGACTGGGATCGCTTGTGCTGTCATGGAGACCTTGAGAATGTTTGCGTGAACCTGTTGCACATCGTACAGCAACCGTGATACGATGACAACCATCAAGCGAGGAATTCGATGCCACCCACCCCACAATTCGATACGCACATGACCGTCAGGGTCGCTGCGCGTGTCCGTTCCGCGTTCCACCGCAAGGCAGAAAGGTACGGGAGACCGTCCGATGTCTTGCGGGAACTCATCGAGGCGTTTCTTGATGATCGACTTGTAATCCAACCCAACCCACGTAAGGAATCACTGTATGTCCCTCGAACTCAAGATTGAAGCTCTCACCGCCGCCGTCATTGCTCTTACCGCGAGGATGGGTAGCGTACCAGCACCAGCAGCGGAGGCTGCGCCGTTCTGGCCAACGGTTGCGCAGGCAGTTGCGCAAGCGCCTGCACCCGTAGCGGCGCCAGCCATGCCGGCCCCTCCTACCTTTGCAGCTATCCCCGCTGCGGTCGCACCGGCCCCGGTGGTAGTTGCGCCAGTCGCTCCTGCTGTGGCATCCCCTTCTAGCGCCCCGTTCAGCGATGGCAAGGGCGTGATTGACTACGTCATGGCATCGTACAAGGCACTGGGTCCGCAGAAGGGTGCGCAGATCCAGGGTGTGCTGGTTGGTTTGGGGTACGCCAACATCAACGAGGTCAAGCCCGAGATGTACGGTGCCCTGTACGCTGGTGTGGAAGCACTCAAAGGTTGATTATGAGCACCCACGCGAACCTAAGCCCGTCTAAGCGGCATCGCTGGGGCTTGTGCCCTGGATCTATCCGGGAAGAAGCAAAGTACCCAGAAGATCGGTCTGGCCCAGCCGCTATCGATGGCACCCACACTCATACCCTGCTCGAGTTCTGCTTGAGCGGTCCATGGGAGCCTGAAGAACTGGTCGGTCAGACCATGCAGGATGACGATGGCAAGTTTCTGATTGACGATGAGCGTGCCCAGCGGGTCAAGATTGCCACTGATTACGTCAAGCAACGGGTTGCTGAACAACCAGGCTGCAAGGTCATCGCCGAGCATCGGGTTGACCCACAACGATTGATTGCTCGGGATGACATGAGCGGCACCGTGGACATCCAGATCCACGGCACCGATGTGCTTGAGATCGTGGACTACAAGGATGGCATGGGCGCAGTGCAGGCCGAGGGCAACGCGCAGCTTGAACTCTACGCTGTTGGTGCCCTGGCTGATGTGGGCGAACCGTATCCGTGGAAACGGGTACGCATGACTATCATCCAGCCCAAGATGGCGCTGCGTGGACTGCCGGCGATCACATCGCACGAGGTTGACATCAGCGAGATCCTGGCTATAGTCGACCGCCTGGTCATCGAAGGCGCTGCTGTCGATGCACCGGACGCACCGCTGGTTCCGGGTGAGAGTCAATGTAAATTTTGCAAGGCGAAGGGCTCATGCGCCGCCCTTGCAAGTAACGTAATGAAGGAAATTGGAATCATGTTCCAGCCCACAGTACTCGATGTGGCGCAGCAAAGCGCCGACAAAGATCCGTCCATTATGGACGATGGCCAGATCTTGTCAATCATGGAGGCGGCACCACTCATGCGCCAACTGCTCGAGGGTGTTGAGAAGGAAGCACTGCGCCGTTTGCAGTCTGGCCAGGCGATCACTGGCTTGAAGTTGGTGAACGGTCGAGGTTCTCGCGCCTGGGCGTTGCAGGACGATGAGATCGCCGAGAAGCTCATCAAGATGGGCATCCCCAAGGGCGCTGTCTACGAGACCAAACTCGTAAGCCCAGCCAAGGCTGAGAAGCTGACCTGGGAGAAGCGAGACGGCACCAAAGTACAACTGACCGAGCGCCAACTCAAGCGCATGGAGCAGGAGTACGTCGTCAAGATGGCCGGCAAGCTTGCCGTTGCAACTGAATCTGACAGCCGACCCGCTGTCGTAATGAACGCTGCGCCGTTGTTTAGCGCAGTCGAGGCAGCACCCGCTGCCGACGCCCTGCCCTCGTGGCTTTTGTAATCAAACTGGAGTAATCAAATGTCTGATGTTATTTTTCTCTCGGGTGTGCGCCTGTCGTTCCCCCACCTGGCCGAGCCGCAGCGCCAGATCAACGAGTTGACCGGCAAGGAACGGATCTCGTACAACTGCGAGTTCATCATGGCGCAGGATCACGCCGGGTTTGGGCAGTTCATGGCCAAGTACGGTGCGATGTCGTTGGAGAAGTGGAAGGAGCACGCCAACACCGTCATGCAGATGATCCAGGGTGACCGCAAGACCCGCTGCTACGGTCGCGGCGAGGAGAAGGTCAACAAGAAGACTTTCCAGCCCTACGATGGCTACGCTGGCAATGTGTTCATCACCGCTGGCCGGGACTCGCAGCCCCAGGTGATCCAGGCCGATGGCCAGGCAATCGATCCGACCAACTCGATGGCTTACCAGCAACTGGCTCGCAAGATGTACGGTGGTTGCCGGGTCAACGCCGCCGTCAAGCCCTGGCTGCAAGACAACAAGCATGGTCGTGGCATCCGCTGCGACTTGATTGCTGTCCAGTTCGCTGCTGATGACAAGCCATTCGGTGAGGGTGCTGTCGATGCGTCCAACCTGTTTGGCGCTGTGGCCGGTGCGCCTGCTGGCATGTTTTCCCCGACAGCCGCCATGCCTGCTGCTCCGTTTGCCGGCCTGCCGTCGTTCCTGACCGGGCAGTAAACCTTGGACTACGTCTTCGACATCGAGACCTATCCCAACGTGTTTACGTTGGCGGTGGAACATGCGGAGGCGCCGTTGCGCTGGTCCTATGAGATCAGCGACCAGCGCAACGACAGTCGCGAGATCGTTGAGTTCCTTGCGTACTTGAAGAGCACCAACAGTCGCATGATCGGATTCAACAACATCGGGTTCGACTACCCGGTGCTGCACATGCTGCTTCGCATGGGCACATCTAATGCGCAGACTTTGTACGCAAAGGCGATGGCCATCATTGGTGCGGACGATGAGTCCCGGTGGACTCACTACGTCAAGCCCAGCGAGTGGTTCGTGCAGCAGATTGACCTGTTCAAGATCCACCACTTCGACAACAAGGCCAGGTCCACCAGTCTGAAGATGCTCGAGTTCAACATGCGCTCGAGCAGCGTCGAGGAGTTGCCGTTCAAGGTCGGCACCATGTTGACACCCGAGCAGATCAAGGTGCTTAAGCGGTACAACGCCTATGACGTTGACCAGACCAAGGCGTTTCTGCGCAAGTCGACGGACATGATCAGTTTCCGCGAGGAGTTGACTGCCAAGTACCAGCGCGACTTCATGAACCACAACGACACGAAGATCGGCAAGGACTTCTTTGTGATGAAGCTCGAGGAGGCCGGTGTGGACTGCTACGAGTTTGGGCCAGGTGGTCGCACACCCAGGCAGACCAAGCGCCCGGTGATCTCTCTGAAGGACGCCATCCTGCCGTGGATCACGTTCGAGAACCTCGAGTTCACCAAGGTGCTCAAGTGGCTCAAGGAGCAGGACATCACCGAGACCAAGGGTGTGTTCAAGAACCTGGTTGCTTACGTCAAGGACTTCGAGTTTGTATTCGGACTGGGTGGCATCCACGGATCGATTGAGTCCGAGGTGGTTGAGTCCGATGATGAGTACGTCATCGTTGACTTGGATGTCACCTCGTACTACCCAAACCTTGCCATCACCAACGGGTTCTACCCGGCGCATCTGGGCAAGGAGTTTGTCTCTATTTACAGCAAGCTGTTCGAGCAGCGCAAGACCTACCCCAAGAAGTCGGCAGAGTCGGCCATGCTCAAGCTGGCGCTCAACGGGGTCTACGGTGACAGCAACAACAAGTTCAGCGTGTTCTACGATCCGTTGTTCACCATGAGCATCACGCTCAACGGTCAGTTGTTGCTGTGCATGTTGGCCGAGTCGCTGATGAAGATCCCCCTGCGCATCATCCAGGTGAACACCGATGGCCTGACCGTGAGGGTCAGACGGACTGACAAGCACCTTGTCGATGCCGCTCGCACAGCTTGGCAGCACAAGACCGGCCTGAACCTCGAGGAGGCGATCTACAAGACCATGATGGTGCGCGATGTGAACAACTACATCGCCCACTACGAGGACGGGTCTGTGAAGCGCAAGGGTTGCTACGAGTGGGAGATGGAGTGGCACCAGAACCACGGGGCACTGGTGGTTGCCAGGGTCACCGAGAAGGTGCTTACCGATGGCGTGTCCATCCGCAAGACGCTGCGTGAATGGCCGGACATCATGGACTTTATGCTTCGCACCAAGGTGCCTCGCAACAGCTACCTGTCCTGGGGCACCGAGAAGATGCAGAACATCACCCGGTATTACATCGCCAAGGGTGGCAAGCCTCTGATCAAGTGGATGCCACCACTCAAGGGCAACACCGAGTGGCGCCAGATCTCCATCGAGTCGGGCTGGAACGTGCAGCCCTGCAACGACATCAAGGATGCTGTGCTGCCGGTGGACTTCGAGTACTACATCAGAGAGATCGAGAAACTCACACTGGGGATTGCGTGATGCTTGAGAAACAAATTGAAGCCAAGGTCTGCGACTACGCTAAGGATCGCGGGCTGCTGGCCTACAAGTTCACCAGTCCGGCCCGGGCCGCTGTGCCTGACCGTCTGTTCGTGCTGCCCAACGGTCGCATGTTCTTCTGCGAGTTCAAGCGCAGCGGGCAGAAGCCTACACCGGCACAGGACCGCGAGCACACCAGGCTGCGCGGACACAAGGTCAATGTCTGGGTCATTGATGGGGTCATCGATGGGCTGCGCATGATTGACGAGATGATGGAATATGCTAACCCCTGAGATCCTGTTCGACTACCAGAAGAAGGCGGTCAACTTCCAATGCGTTCACCCCCACTCGATGTTGTGGCTGGACATGGGTTTGGGCAAGACCGTCGTCACCTTGACTGCGATGGCGCACCTGATCCGTACCGCGTTCCTGCGCGGCGTGATCATCGTTGCACCCATCCGGGTCATCCGACTGGTCTGGCGCCAAGAGGCTGCGAAGTGGAACCACACCAGTCACCTGAAGTTCAGCATGGTCACAGGCACTAAGGATCAACGCACACGGGCGCTGCTGCGGCCTGCTGATGTGTACTTGATCAACTACGAAAACCTGGGCTGGCTGGCTGAGACGCTCCAGACCTACTTCGTCAAGAAGGACCGCCTGCTGCCGTTCAACGGGATCGTTTGGGACGAGATCAGCAAGATGAAGAACAGCGCCACCAACCGGGTCAAGGCGTTCCGCAAGATCGCTGACAAGTTTGATTGGACTACCGGCTTGACCGGCACCCCTGCCAGCAACGGGTACAAGGATCTGCATGGTCAGTTCTTGGTGGTCGACAGGGGCGAGCGGCTGGGCACATCGAAGACAGCGTTTCGCACCAGGTTCTATCGCAAGGTGGGACCGTACAAGGAACTGCCCTACGAGGACACCGAGGACACCATCAAGAAGCTGATTGGCGACATCACACTCGAGATGAGCGCAGAGGACTACAACCCGCTGCCAGACCTGATGATCAACAACCTCGACATCGAAATGCCCGAAGATCTGCGGGCCAAGTACGACAAACTGGAGCGAGAGTTCTTCTTGCAGCTTGATAGCGGCAAAGAGGTCGAGGTGTTCAACCAGGCGGCGCTGACCAACAAGTGCTTACAGTTTGCCAACGGTGCCATGTACCCGATTGCCGGAATGCCGTTGTGGGAGCCGATCCATGACCTGAAGCTCGAGGCACTCGAGGAGATCCTAGACGAGGCTCAAGGCTCGCCTGTCCTGTGCTCGTATGCCTACAGGTCAGACGCCCAGCGCATCATGGATCGGTTCAAGCACCTGGACCCCATCAACCTGACCGAGTGCAAGAGCGAGGCGTCATTGGTCGATGCCATGCACCGCTGGAAGACCGGTGACTGCTCTTTAATGATCGGTCACCCGGCATCGATGGGGCACGGCATCGACGGTCTTCAAAGTACCGGGCACATCCTTGTTTGGTACGGGCTGAACTGGTCGCTGGATCTGTACGAGCAGTTCAACGCTCGAGTTCGCCGCCAGGGTCAGGGGGTGCCGGTGATCTGTCACCGCATCCTGATGCAAGACACACTCGACCAGGCACAAGCACAGGCTCTCGATATGAAGGCCACCACCCAGGCTGGACTGCGCAACGCGGTCAAACAGTACAGACAATCAAAGGGAGTTTGAATGAGAAAACCGCCAAGCATTGGCTGGTGGCCGACCGGCGAGCACAAGGTTCGCTGGTGGAACGGCAAGTGCTGGTCTTGGGCCTGCCTGGACAGCGACAACGAGCACCAGATACGTCATTACAGCGCCAAGGAATCAGCCGATGACGTAGTGTGGTATCCACGGCCAGACAACTGGCCAGAGAGGAGCAAGACATGAAAGACAGAGAAGAGTACTTCTGTAAGGCTGCGGCCCGCCAGAGCCTGTTCTGCGCAGTGTGGATCGTCGCCCTAGTGGCGCTGATTGCGTGGCTAGCGTGACGCACATCGGCTGGATGGTCAGCGAAGGCGAGGTTTGCATCCTGCTCACTAGGCGCTGGGAGGAGAAGGAATACTGGGTGGGCCTCGGATGCGTTGCAACACCGCTCTATGCGTTGCCCGCTGTGTAACGCACCGACCAGCGTTGTCTCAACTCGCCACCAGCCCAACAACACAACCCGAAGGAGATACGAATGCTTCAACAACCACCGGTTCAGCACAATCGAACGACACGCCGTTTTCCCAGGTCGCTCGAAGAAGCCTTTGGCGGGGACGGTTACGCCATTACCCACTACCGCAACAGATGGAGTTGGGCCAACCGCGCCGCCGCTTTTATTGTTTGGGTGCTGGCGATCGCTTACGGAGTGACGTTATGGACTTGAAGAGCCAGCTGCTACGCGAGGAGGGCGCCGAGTCCTGCGCCTATCAAGACTCGCTTGGGTACTGGACGATCGGCGTCGGGCGCTTGATCGACTCGCGCAAGGGCGGCGGGTTGTCCAACGATGAGATCAACTACTTGTTGGACAACGACATCAAAGCCAAGACCCGCGAGGTATTGCTGGCGCTGCCGTGGATGCCCAGACTGTCCGAGCCGCGTCAGGCCGTGTTGATTGGCATGGCGTTTCAGATGGGCTTGAAGGGTCTGCTCCAGTTCAAGCGGATGTTGTCGGCGGTTGAAGACGGCCAGTTCTTTGAGGCCGCTGCGCAGATGATAGAGAGCACTTGGGCACGGCAGACGCCAGCACGAGCGCATCGCATGGCGTTACAGATGGAGACAGGCGAATGGACCCTCTAACCGCAGGCGTCGAACTGGCGCAAACAGTCATTACGCGCATCTGGCCTGACAAGTCAGCCGCCGAGGCAGCGCAGCTCGCTGCCCAGGTCGCCATCGTGCAAGGCCAACTAGACGTCAACCGCGCCGAGGCGTCGAGCCCGAGTGCGTTCACTTCAGGCTGGCGCCCAGCGATTGGCTGGGTCTGCGCATCGGCGCTGGCCTGTCAATACATCGCTAGGCCACTGGTGCAGTGGACCGGCATTGTGCTCGACCACCCGCTGCCGACGCTGCCTGGCATTGACGATAACTTGTGGCAGTTGATGTTGGGGATGCTTGGGCTTGGTGGGTTGCGCACGTTTGAGAAGACGAAGGGAGTTGCGTCGTGACCGATGAACGCATTGCCGAACTGATGGGATGGCGTTGGCCAACTAGCCTTCACCCTGATGACATGCTTGCGAAAGTGCGGACCGTTGTACGCGAAGCAGTACGCACTGAAGGGGGTGAGACATTTGCAGACCGATGCAAGCTAGCAACGGACTGCCTGCCCCAGTCACCCTACCGGGTGATGCTGGAGAACCTGCATCGAGAGATGTTGGGCATTAATCAGAGGATTGAGCCATGAACGAAAGAATTAGAAAACTAATGGACGGCTGCTTCGACATTACCGTTGACCACCGTGGGCGGGAAGACTTCTCGACTGACTACGCCGGCATTGAGCGGTTCTCTGATTTGATTGTCCGGGAGTGCGCGGAGTTGAGTATTGACTATCCCGGCAACGTCAAGTTGTTAATCCTGAACCATTTTGGGATGGAACCATGACCGAGCGCGATGCGTTTGAAGCGTGGTGTGATGACTATTGGGAAACAAGTTCGTATCTGCACAAGAGCAAAACATGCGGGGAGTGGGCGGCTTGGCGGGCTGCTCGTGTTGATCTGCCGGTTATTCTGGCGCAGGTTGACAGTTTGCGAACGGCGTTAAAGCGGGTGCTGGACGCGCAAAACAAAGAGACGAAATTGCAGGCCCGAACGCTACTATTGACGCTGAAAAGAGTTGAGCCATGATTGATCGTGAACTATACAACTTAATGCTTTTCCTGATATGGACGTTCGTAGTGTTTTGTTATGGCGTAGGTTGGGGTAGAAAATGAACGTTAACCCAAACCCTTGGATCATTGAATCCCGCATTGAATACTGCAAAGACAGAGCCAAACAAAATGGGTTCCGTCTTGAGCGTGGAGATGGTAATAACACCATCAACATTGTTGCGGACAAGCCGCCCTACGGCAAAGACGTTGTCATTGCTCGGTTATATGATTGGTCACTCGTAGAGATGTATCTTATCGGGTATGAGCAGGGCAAGATGGAGACGAGCATTATTGCTACGCTGGCAAAGTCTAAGAAGGAGAAACCGTAATGTCATGCGACTGGGGGAAAACTGAAGGGGAGGAAGACCTGCCCGAACCTGAGCACATTGATAGCGAAACCTGCTGGTGCAAACCTGTATTAGATTACACAGACCCCGATACAGGAGTATCGGTATACGTTCACCGGAGAACGCAATGACGCAGGGGGACTGCGGGGAAACGTGTAAACGAGCAATGCTCTGCTACGCCTGTTCAAAAGAGTTGGGGGCGCTAACCAGAGGAGACATCTTGAGATGCATTGAAACCGACGAACTTTGCACTGTAGAGGCTACATCTACCACCGGCAAAACGCTGGTTAAATGGAATGATAACGACTTT